AAGTACTGGAATTATAGCGACGGTATTCTTAATAATTATCCTGTTTATTACGTTTATCCTACTAGCGTTAGGTTTGTACCGCCTGCAGACCGCTATGAATATCAACCCACCGAACTGGCTCTATATACTCAACAAATGGTTGGACCAATTCCTAAATCCGCGATCGTAAATAGAGAGACTGTTAAAATATATATGGATGTGTCATATGATGGCGAATATCATGTTAAAGATTCAATTTTAATACAATTTCAACCAAAATAGTATATACGTATTGTGAGATATACCCATTATCGAGTACTTTTTCGCGGAGAGTCCGCTGAGTCAAATTTAAATTAGGTTTATGAAAAGAATTACACAAGAAGAAGCACAACAATTTATTTCCATTAAGGAAGATTATACCAATTCCGGTTTAGAAGCAGCTACTTTCTTTACTTTAACCCCTTCTACTAGTAAAAAGTATCTTGCTAGTGAAGGTTGGGAAGATGTTACTTATTATACCCCTAGAAAGAAAAATATGTTTGTAGAAAGGGGGGATGGAGACCAATGGGTTTACATTTTATCGAACCCTACTACCCCTTCTCTTTTAAAAATAGGATATACAAAACTTGACCCTGATACTCGCGCTTCTCAAATATCTCGTGCTACGGGGGTTGCGTTACCATATAAAGTAGAGTGGGCTTTCAAGTGTTTTAACGGTGAACAATTGGAGGGCGAAGTACATCGTTACTTAAAAGAGTACCGCGTTAATAATAACCGAGAATTTTTTGAAATAGATTTAACTGAGGCGAAAAAAGCCGTAATGAAATTAGGAGAAAATTATGTTTAATTTAGAAGATACACTTAACGAATTAGAAAACGATTTTAAAGAGGTAAATAAAATGAAGTTTGGGATTTTAGCTGCTACTTTAGAACCATTTGATTTCCTATATCAGGATACAAACGGTGAAAAAACTTATAAAGTAATAGAACAGTCTCAGAAAGATACAATTATTTCCACTTTAGAAAAAGATTTATTACCTTTATTTGAAGAGAATAAATTTGATGAAGGAGTAGAGAAAGTAAAGAAAATCATAAAAGACTTGGAGGGGTGAAATATTTACATTACCTTTGGGGTACGGTTGTTTTTAAAAATTAAAAATGGGAAAAAAAGAAAAAGAAAATAAAGGGGTAGGGGAAATAACGGTTTATAGTTTACATTATTGTCCCTATTGCCAACATTTAAAAGGTGCCTTAGATACTTTAGGAATTCCCTATCAAGATGTAGATGTTGAAGAAAACGAACAATTGGGAGATTGGTTAGAGGAGAACCTTAAAACAGAATCCTATCCTATTATCTACTTTAAAAAGAGAGAAGGAGAATATACTTATATTTTATCACACACAAATTTGGAGACGCTAAATGGCGTTCGTATATTTAACACTATAGACGAGGCATTGGAAATCCTCTTACAATATTATTATGAGATATAAAGATTTAGTAAATCAAAAATTAGAGAAACTTGAAAACGGCCTTAATATGGTTAAACATTTTTCTCAAAGAGGTGAACACGTAAGTGTAAATCAAAAAATTGACGATTTGAAAGAACAAATTAGTTCAATTGCAACTTTATTAAACAACGAAACACAACTATAATGGTTTTAACAGCGGAGCAAATTAAGGGGAACTATGATGTTCTACTTGGAGGTATTGAAAAATACGTTACGGGGGATCGTAAACAGCAGTTTTTAGACTTTTACAATAGTCTAGATGAACGTATTGCTCTCCTCCCAGCTTCTCATAAGAAAGCGTATCATAATTGTTTTCCCGGGGGTTATGTTGAACACGTTATACGTGTAATTACTGCCGCATTTAAAGTAAGTGCTGTATGGCAGGAAATGGGAACCAAGGATACGTATACTGATGAGGAGTTGTTTGTCTCCGCTTTAAACCATGATTTAGGTAAAATTGGCTCTTTAGAGCATACTTCTGTTTTCCCTTCTAAAGATGATTGGAGAAAGAAAAATTTAGGTGAAATGTATACCTTCAACACTGTTAACGAATATATGACTGTCCCAGACCGTTCTTTATTTCTGTTACAGCAACAAGGCATCCAGCTTACAACAAATGAATGGATTGCTATTAAAACCCACGATGGTTTATATGACCAGGCAAATGAATCTTACCTTAAAGGATTTATGCCCGAAACTAAACCTCGTACTTCATTACCATTTATCTTACACCAGGCTGACCTTATGGCAGCACGTATTGAGTTTGAAAGAGAATGGTTAGATACCTTCGGGGGTCAAGAAAAAACTAAAGTTAAAACTTCAAAACAAGACCGAGTTAACTCTAACTTAGGTAAAATAGGTTCTAAAAACGGAAATTTAATGGATTTAGTTAAAAACCTTTAGAATGACAACAACCACCATTATTATATTAGTTAACGTTGGTATTATCGTATTGGGCGTTAATTTTTATGTTATATGGAATTTACTCAAGAAAAATGAGAAATTAGAAGATACAAATATCCAACAAGATGATTATATCCAAAATATCTCTATATTAATGTCAGAATCGAATCGTAAGATTAAAGAAATAGATTCTAAACAAATCTTCGAATCAGACGATGAAATTGGGTGGTTTTTTAAAGGAATAAAAGAAATCCAAGAACTTATTAACGAGTACAACATCAATAAATAAATGGAACTTCCCATAGATGATTCCCTGCAGGGCAAAATTCTAGCTGTACCTCAAAAAGATGAGGGACCTACTTATACTAAAAAAGGTACTCTTCGTTTAAGAAGACCTAAAACTAAAAATCAATATTTTACAGCTGATACTGAAGAAGCTATCATCGAGTATTTAAATACTACCGATGAACGATTAAGAAATAAAATATATAATGAACGTATATGGTATGGTTTTCACAAGCTAACCGAAAATATTATTCACACTTTTAAATTTTATTATACCGAGGTAGATACTATAGCCGAACTACAACATGAAGTAACTGCTTTTCTTTTAGAAAAACTTCACCTATATAAGCAAGATAAAGGTAAAGCCTTTTCTTATTTCGGTACTATCGCAAAACGTTATTTAATTCTATATAATAACAATAATTACAAGAAACTTAAGCAAAAAGCAGACGTTGATGCCGTTGATAACGATCAAACAATTACTATTGATTTAATCAACAATCATAGTATAGATAAACCTAAAGACGAGGCTACTGAATTTATAGAATATTTGATTAAATATTTTGATTTATATTTATTTGACCATTTTCCTAAAGAAGAAGATGCACGCACAGCAGATGCTATTATAGAGTTGTTCCGTAAACGTGATAATATTGAGCTGTTTAATAAGAAAGCCATATATATTTATATACGTGAAATGACGGATCAATCTACTCCCCAAATTACTAAAGTCATTAAGCGAATGAAAAAGATTCAACAAAAATTAATGACCCAATACATTGAAACCGGAGCTGTTAGTATGAGGTTCTAAATCTTTAGTACATCTATATTTATATCCAAATCATCAACTTATGGATTTTACACAAGTAAACTTATTTGGAAAAAAGACCTTTGCAGATTTATTAAAAGAGATACATACTAATCAAAAAGATAAAGAAGTCCAACTAAGATCATTAATAGAGGGTCTAAAACCTCTAATTACCGATCCAGGAGAAGCAACTATGATTGTTCCTTTAATTAAGGAATATATGGAACTCGCCATTAAAAATGACGATGCTTTAATAAAAATGGCAGGTATTGTGCAACGTGCAATGAATAGCAAGATGGCTGATACTGATGAAATTCTTTCAGACGATGATAAAGAAATGCTCTTTGCCTCACTACAAGAATTAGATACTAAGGTAGAAAAAACCAAAATAGATAAAGTAGAAGATGAGTAAAAACTTTCCTACTTTAGGGAACTCTGCTATTGCATCAAAAACCCCTTTAACCTCTCAAGGTAGTAAAGAAAAATCTTTCTTCGCTAGGGTAATTGATATCAATATAGAACCCTCCAGTGATGGTCAATCTATTTTTCAAACATCTGGTGGTTGGGCTTATATTGGAGCTATCAAATTTGAAACTTTAAATCGTTCCTCTAACCAACCTGGAAATATTTTTCCACAAGGTAACGTAGCTATACCCCTAGATAATAATATCAAAAAAATTCCTGCTTTAAATGAGATAGTTCTTATCCATTCTGCTCCTTCACCTAAGGAACTACAAGCCGGAGATGGCGATACAGTACAGTATTTGTATTCTACCACTACAATGTGGAATAGAAGTCATTTAAATATGTTGCCTTCCCCTAATAGCTCAGCTACTCAAACTAAAAATACAGTAAATGTAGAAGCAGTACTTGATGGGATTGAAAATACAGAGGAAGAAATTATAGTAGAACCTTCACCAGGTAAAACTCTGGTAGAACAATCCACAATACGTAATTTATATCCGGTTGAGGGTGATGTTTTAATAGAAGGACGTTTTGGAAATTCATTACGTTTTTCTTCTACAGCTAAAATCTCAGGAAGCCAAACAGAGAGCCCCTGGAGCACAGAAGGTTCAGATGGTAAACCCATAACAATATTAAGAAATGGACAAGGTTCACAAGATGCTTTTAATAACTGGTTTCCTATATATGAAGATATCCAAATAGACGATTCTTCAATTTATTTAACCTCAGGTCAAACTATTCCAACTGCACTAGCTTCAACAAATTTTGCATCATTTGGTGCAGATGCTACACCAGTTGCCAGTACTACGAAACTAATTCAAGAAGTACCTGTAAATAATGCAAATACTTCAGCTAAAGATGCTGATTCTACAGGCAGCGTTTCTGATATTGTAAATGTAGAACCCGATTTATCAACAGAAAATACAGGATCAAATGGTTGAAGAAAAGAAAAGAAAATACCAACCTGAATTTCCCTATAGAGGCAACCAAATCGTTATAGATTCTGGTAGAGTTTTACTTAATTCTAAAGAAGATTCAACTTTTATTTTAGGAAAAAAAGCTGTTGGTATATCTTCGGGTGGAACTATTAATTTAGATAGTGACGATAAATGTATTATTAACTCACCTGAAATTAGATTAGGGTTAGATGCCTCACATCCTCTAGTATATGGTGATGAATTAGCAAAAATATTAAATGAGTTTTGCGTTATTATGACAAAAACCGTTGTTCCTGATATGAAAGATGCAGTTGATAGTCAAGGTACTAAAGTAACAGGAGTTGCTACCGCAGGTATTGGTATGGAAAAAGCATTAAAAGGTCTAAATGATGGGTTAGCAAGAATATTATCAACTACTAACTTTACTAGATAATGCCAAACACAGTAAAAGAAGCAATAGGGAGCACAGATAACTCTGCTACTAAATTTTTAGAAGGGCTTAAAAAACAAACCTTAGATATTATTTATGGTAAAGGAAAAACCTCAGACAATTTTGTTAATTTTGCAGATAATGTAAAAAGACAACAATTTGTAGAAGGAATAAAAAATATAAGACAAAACCCAGGTATTGTCCCCATAACTAATACAATTCAAGTATTTAATACATACGATATATGCTCACCTCTTCAATTTATAGCCACTCAAGCCTTTCCTCCTGGCAGTGCCGTAGCAGAAGCCATATCTGGCTTTGAAGGTAAAGCAAATGATTTACTTAATGTATTTAAAAAATTTCAATTTATACAGGGAAATCAACTAGCAGAAGGAGTTTATGGTTACCCCGATCCTCTAAAAGAAGAAAATCCTGCTGTACCTTTCAATATAGGAAAGATTACTTTAATTATCCCAAAAAACCAACCTGGAGGAGAATCGACTGCTCCCATTCATAAGGGA